AAAATACATTAAGAACAGATAGTGATGGAGTTGTTTATTTACAAACAACAGGTAGCTACGTTAACAAAAGTAGATATGTAAGAGTAAAACAAGTTTTACGTCCTACACCTCAATTCTTTAATAACGCAGGTACACCAGCTTCAAGTTCAGCAGGAATCCCATTTGTGGATTTTATACCTGTTGCAGGTTCAGGTTCATTTATTAGTGGATCTGGTGAAAATTTCCCTTCAGCAACATCACCTGCTAAATTTAATGAAAATATAACAAATGGTAATATTCAAGGTTTAACAGCTACTGATTATTCATCTTCAATTTCATTATTGAATAATAAAGATGATTATAATTTCAACGTTATTACAATGCCAGGTTTAACTAATAATTTTGCAGCACATGCTACACAAATAAATTCATTAGTTTCATTAGCAGAAAATAGACAAGATTGTATAGCAGTAGTTGATGTACAAGCTTATGGTGCTACTGTAAGTGCTGTAACTACTCAAGCGGCAACGTTTGATTCTAGTTATGCAGCTGCTTATTGGCCTTGGGTTCAAGCAACTGATCCATCAAGTGGACAAATTGTATGGGCTCCAGCTTCAGCATTTATACCAGGTGTTTATTCATTTACTGATCAATCTTCTGAACCATGGTTTGCACCAGCAGGTATGATTAGAGGAGCTTTAGGTAATGTAATTCAAGCAGAAAGAAAGTTAACTTCTTCACAAAGAGATACTTTATATTCTGCAAATGTAAACCCAATCGCTTCATTCCCAGGAAGAGGAGTTGTAGTATTTGGACAGAAAACATTACAGAAAAGAGCAAGTGCTTTAGATAGAGTAAATGTTAGAAGATTATTAATAGCTGTTAAAAGCTTCATATCTCAAATTGCGGATAACTTAGTATTTGAACAAAATACAATCGCTACAAGAAATAATTTCTTAAGTGAAGTTAACCCATATTTAGAATCAGTTCAACAAAGACAAGGATTGTATGCGTTTAAAGTTGTAATGGACGAAACAAACAATACACCAGATGTTGTTGATAGAAATGAATTAGTAGGTGCTATTTATTTACAACCAACTAAAACAGCTGAATTTATTATATTGGATTTCAACGTACTGCCAACAGGAGTTGAGTTTCCAGCGTAAAATTTAAAAATTGAATATTTATAACAAATAAATAATAAAAAATGGCAATATTAGATCCAAACGAAATATTTTATACAGCTTTTGAGCCAAAGCAACAAAATAGATTTATCTTATATGTTGATGGAATACCTTCTTACCAAGTAAAAGGAGTAGGAGCTGTCTCACTAACTCAAGGTACAGTTCAATTAAATCATATCAACGTTGCAAGATATGTAAAAGGAAAAACTCTTTGGAATACAATTTCATTGACACTTTTCGATCCAATCACACCGTCAGGAGCTCAAGCGGTAATGGAATGGGTTAGATTGCATCATGAATCAGTAACTGGTAGAGATGGTTATAGTGATTTCTACAAAAAAGATCTTACTTTCAATGTATTAGGACCAGTAGGTGATATAGTATCTGAATGGATCATTAAAGGAGCTTTAATTACTGAAGCTGGATTTGGTGATTATAACTGGGATAATGAAAATGCTGCTCAAGAATTATCATTAACAGTACAACCAGATTATTGTATCTTAAATTTCTAAAATAAATTTAAAGAAATATTAAAAATAGCTTGGCCTCGCCAAGCTTTTTTTTTATATTGATATGTATTATCAAACGTTATTAAATAAAGACTATGGCAGAATTTAAATTCCCCACAGAAGTAATGGATTTACCTTCAAAAGGTAAAATATATCCTAATGAAAACCCTCTATCTTCAGGTAAAGTAGAAATGAAGTACATGACTGCTAAAGAAGAAGATATTTTAACTAACCAATCTTATATTCAGAAAGGAACTGTATTAGACAAACTATTACAATCTTTAATTGTTGATAAAAAAATTAATC